CGCTGCCAGCGGCGTCCTCTCGATCGAGGGCGTCCCACTCCGTGCCGACAATCAGACGCTGGAGCCGCAGGGCAGGCTCACAGTCACCACCGGCACGCCGGTTCTCATCGCGAGCGCCACCGCCCAAGGGACGCTCTACTACACTGCCTACGAGGGGCGCTTCATCCCGGTTTACGACGGCACGCACATGCTGCCGAAGGCATTCTGCGCCGCCAACACTGCGGGCACCTGCGAAGTGTCGGCGGTGATGGGTTCGAACTGGGCCACGAACACGATCTACGATTGGTTCATCGCGAGCGACAGCGGCACGATCCGGCTCTGCTCTGGTCCGGCATGGTCGTCGAGTACCGCGCGCGGCACCGGCGCGGGCACCACTGAATTGCAGCGCATCAACGGCATCTGGACGAATAAGAACACACTGACGTGCCGCTACAACAACACGACGACGTTCAGCGTTGCGGCGAACCAAGGCACTTACGTCGGCACGATCAGGACGACGGCGGCTGGTCAGACCGGCATGTGTCTCCAGGCGTCTGGTGCTGGCGGCGCGGTCTGCACGCTCGGTGTGTTCAATGCGTATAACCGTGTGTGGACTTCGTCGGTGGTGCTCGACACCACCTCTAGCTGGACTTATGGCGTGGCCACGTGGCGCAGGATGAACAACAGCGCCAACAACTCAATCAACTACATCGACGGTCTTGGGGAAATCCAAGTCGACGGCAGCGTGGCGGTAGCGGTGGCGTCCGGCACGGGAGCATCGACAGGTATCGCCATCGGCGCTGTTCTGAACTCGTCGACAGCGGTGCCGAATGTCTCTGGTATGGGTTGGACCGGTTCGTCCGGCGCATTCGACCCAGGTCTCTTCTCCAAGGTCGTTCTCGCGCCGGTCCTTGGTTACAACAACATCCAGGCGATGGAAGATGCCTACAACACGACTGCCAGCACGCTGTATGGCACAGGCTTCGGCTTTAGCTCGGCGCAATCGCAATATCTGCTTTTCGAAGGATTGATGTGATGAAGCGCGCAATACTTGCCGTCATGCTGATGCTGCTGTCGCTCCCGGCTGTGGCGCAGCGGGATACCACCGGTGCGAACGCGCTCGCCGCGATCAACGCCGCGTGCGGCAACTGCGCGGTTGGCGTCTCGATCGCCGACCCGACCGACAAGGCCACATGGCGCATCGACTTCACCGACACCGCCACCGCGCAGCAGAAGACCGATGCAGCAGCGGCGGTGACAGCATTCGACCGGACGGCGCCGACGGCGGAGGAGGCGCGGCTCGGCTCCTTCAGCAATGGAAACGCAGCAAGCTGCAACGTGGCATCGCTCGCGCTCACCGCAGACTGCGTGGCGTTCGTCGAGGACAAGCTGAAGACGATGAACGCGTCGCAGTTCGCTACGTGGTACACCACCAACGTGAACACTCAGGCGAAGGCTCAGACGGTGCTCGGACTGGTGACGATGGTTCTCGCGCATCAAGTCCGGCTCAACTAGGAGGGAATATGCGACTGCTCTTGACGACGGCACTTATCCTGATGGCGAGCCCCGCGCTCGCCAAGGACATCACCATCACGCTCAACGATCAGGATCAGCAGAACCTGCTGTCGCTGATGGACGCTGGCGTGAAGCAACTCGGCATGCGCGGCGTTTCCGCTGCTGCCACCATTCTCGACAAGATGAAAGCTGCCGAGGGACCGCCACCGGCGGTGCCTGCGCCAGCGAGCGAGCCGGAGAAGAAGTAACATGGCTATGGTCGGAGGCCCGATTGGCGGAGGACCGATTGGCCCGCCGGGACCGATCGGGCCGAAGCCGCAGCCGCCGGGCGGAGGAGCGACGCATAGCGTCAACGTGTCGATCTCGATGTCGCTCTCCCCGGTCTTCAGCGAGTTTGGCTGGAGCCTTCAGCGGGAGGGTGGCGTAGGGTTCGTCCCGCAGCCGGAAGCCGGTGATATCTGGACGGTGCAGAACGAGAACGCGAACCCGTGGGCATAGCCAATGTTAGACACCTACGCGAACCTCAAAGCGGCGATCGGCGACTTCCTCGATCGCGATGACCTGACGCAGGTCGACGACTTCATCGACATGGCCGAGGCGCGGCACAAGCGCGAGATCATCATCCGCGAGATGCTGACGCGATCGCAGGCGACCACGTCGGGGCGCTACCTTGCTCTGCCGTCGCGGTTCAACAAGATGAGGACGCTCCGGTTGCTGACCTCGCCGATCACGGTGCTGACCGAACTGAACCTCGACAGCATGAACCGCGAGCGGGATGTGTCGGGCAAGCCGACGTTCTACACGATCCACGAGGAGATCGAGTTCGATACGGTGCCGGACGACGGGTACACGGTCGAGATGATCTACTACGCGAACCTGCTGCCGCTCGACGAGAGCAATCCGACCAACGCGCTGTTGCTGCGGGCGCCCGACGCGTACCTCTACGGGGCGCTGGTGGCGTCTGCGCCGCTGCTGGTTGCCGACGAGCGCATCCAGACCTGGGAGGTGCTCTACGGAGCCGCTCGCGACGGTCTGCTGCTGTCAGACCGGCAGTCGCGGGTCGGCGTGTCGCTGGTGTCTCGTGTGGTGGGAGCGACGCCCTAATGCCCACATTCCCATTCGGTGAGATGGCACCAGATCGCGCCACGTTAGAGCCGGGCATGATCGATGTGCGGAATGCGCTGCCCGGTCCATCCGGCTATCTGCCGTTCCGCTCGCTGGCACTCGCGACGACATCGCTAGACACGCGACCGCGCGGTGCGATCCAGGCGCGCGACCAGAACGACGACGTGTTCCAGTACGCTGGCGATGCGGCGAAGCTGTATCAGAACGTGGATGGCATCTGGCTGAACAAGTCCAAGGTCGGTGGCTACTCCAGCAGCGAGCAGTGGGAGTTCGCAGCCTGGAAGAACAAGGTGCTGGCGACGAACTTCGACAACAACCCGCAATCGATCACTTTCGGCGGCGCGAACTTCGCCGACATGACGACGCTGCTCAAGGCGCGGCATATTGCAGTGGTGCGCGACTTCGTCGTGATGGCAAACACGTTCGACGTGACGGATGGCAACGTGCCGTCGCGCGTACGGTGGAGCGCATTCGAGAACGAGGCTGACTATGTGGTCTCGCCGGTGACGCTGTCCGGCTATCAAGACCTGAAGGTCAACAAGGTCGAGCGCGTGTTCGGAGGTGAGTACGGTGTCATCCTCCAGCAGGACCGCACGTGGCGCATGACGTTCGCTGGAGCGCCGACGGTGTGGCAGTTCGACGAGACGCTGCCGGGCATCGGCGTGATCGCGCCGGGCGCTGCGGCGCAGGACGGCGAGATCATCTACATGCTGTCGAGCAAAGGCTTCTTCGCGATCGAGCACGGCACGCAGGCAACGCCGATCGGCATCGGCCGCGTCGACGAGTTCATCCGCAACGACCTCGACCTCGGCAACGTGCATCGCATGAGCACGGTGGCCGACCCGAACAGCAAGCGCGTCTACTGGGCGTACCCCGGCACCGGCAACGTGGGTGGTCGTCCGAACCGCATGCTGATCTACGATCGCGCGCAGGACCGCTGGACGATCGTGGATCAGGAGCTTGAGTTGCTTTGGTCAGGCGGCGGCACCGGCATCACGCTCGATGCGGCGGCCTCGGTCGGTGATCCTGACAATCTCGATGACGCGGCGACCGACGTGTCGTTCGACGATCCTCGGTGGATCGGCGGCGCGCCGTTCGTCTCCGCGTTCGGCACGGCGTTCTCGTCGGGGGCGTTCAACGGCTCGGTGCGGGACGCTGTGCTGCTGACAAAGGAATATGCGCTCACGCCGGAGGCCCGCACGCAGTTGAACGGCTTCCGCGCTCTCATCCAGGGCGGCACTGTCACGGCGCGGATCGGCACGAGGAACTCGCTCGCTGAGAACGTGACGTTCAGCCCGATCCTGACGGCGCGGCCGGAGCAGCGGTTCACCAGGAGGGCGAACGCTCGCTATCATCGTTTCGAGTTGACGCTGACCGGCGAGTGGCAGCACGCGATCGGGCTGGAGATCGGGCGGATGGATTTGCGATCGGGAGGCCTGCGTGGTTAATCGGACGCAGCGACCGATCGTGCCGGTCGTACATGCCAACGAGATTGAGCACCGGCGTCTGCTGGCGGTGCGGGCGAACGCAGGAATGCCGAAGGACGGCAGTGAGGCGATGACCGCGCCGCTGCGTCTCAAATCGTTTACGGTTGCCGAACTGACTGGAAACTTCGCAGCAAGCGTCTGGCCTGGAGCAACGGTCTATGTTTCCAATGAAGCAGGCGGAGCCGTCACAGCCTTCTCGGACGGAACCAACTGGCGACGCGTCACCGACAGGGCGGTGGTCAGTTAGCCGGGTTGCGCCGAAGGACTTGCTGCTGGTGTGGCCTCACATCCAGCCGCAGATTGCGCGCGGCATTGCGCGCGGCGCTGGCGACACGATCTCGGAGCGCGGCCTGTTCATCGGCGTGGTGGACGGTACGCTCGACCTGTGGGTGATGAACCGTGGCAGTGAAATCTTGGCGGGGATATTCCTGCGCATCGACCAGCGTGCGCGCGGCAAGGCGCTGGTGGTGCTCGATGTGGTTGCTGGCAACGGTCACCACGTCGGCGTCTTCGGCGAATATGCCAGAGACATTGTCCCGCGCTTGAGGGAGTATGGGCAGATGATCGGCGCGTACACGATCGAGAGCGTGTCGCGGCCGGGAGCAGCGCGGTTGCTCTCACGCCTTGGATGCACACCGAAG